CGAATTTTGCTCACTTTGTCATTGTAATTCTTAATAACATCTATCTGTTTACCTATTTTATCAGTTGTTAAAGCATTAGAGTATTTTTCCCCTTTTAAGATTCTTTCATCAATAAGATCATTTATTTTTTTCTCTAATTGATATTGCTCCTCTTTCCATTGTTTTTCTCTTTGTCTTGCTCTTTCTTTATCACTTTCAACTTTTTCATAAATTCCATAAACTGTACCAACTACAGCCCCAATTGCTGCTCCCCATCCACTTCCTACGGAATTTCCTACTTGTGCAAAAGAAAGAGCTTTACTTACAATACTACTCATTTCTTTTATACTTTCTCCAAAGTTTCTCAAGCTATCATTTCCCGTACTCTGCCCCAGTTTTTCAAACTCTTGCCCTAATTGACCAAACTCTCCAGTGATAGACTGAGCATCAGAAAGAACGCCTTGTAGCGATTCTTCCCATTCTATAGTATTTGGTTTAAACTTGAATATAGCTTGAATATTTTTACCAAGCCTTCCAAAGACTGTATCGCTACGGTCTGCTGTATCTCTTGCTTGCTCTAATTGTTGTTTTAGGTTTTGGACATAGTCCACATTGTCCTTATCGCTCATGTCAAGTATACTTGCCAACTGGTCAATCTCTTTTTCAGCATCGACTATGGTTTGGCGTATCTCCTTGACAGTCTTTTTACGTAGGTTCTCAAATAGTTTAGCAATGGCTGTACCCTCTTTTTTGTAGAGTATATCCAACTTCTTAAGCTCACGAGCTTTTTCGTCTTGTGCTTTCTTCACTTGTGGAGCATCTGCACCTAATTTAGCTTGCATAGCGGCAATATCAGCGTTGTACTTCTCCTCAATGGCTTTGCGTTGGTCTGTATAGGTTTGGTACTTCTCCAATAGCTCTTTATACATAGCCTCTTGCTGGCGGGTATATTCGTCTAAATTATCCTGATTGAGGATTTCCTGATTTTTGGCTATTCTTGCCTTTTCTTCTTGAATGGCTGGGGTATCAGTGTTAAAATCTTGCCCTTTCTTCCACTTGCCCTCTGCTTCTGCTTTCTGCTTCTCTATTTCAATAAAAGCCTGTAACTCATCTTCTCCTTTTCGCTTGATTGTCTCGGCTCGTTTCTCATACTCAAAGACAAGCAGGGCGTTACGTTTTTCTGTGCCGTCCTTCATGGCTTTGATTTTAGCTTCGTCCTCCTCAAACATTCTATCCTTTTCCAAACGTTCCTTGTCCCTTTTATCCTTTTCATAGTCAAAAGTAGGAAGCTCGGATTTAGCCTTTGAGGTTTTCGAAGATGATTTTGGTTTGTTTACAGAAAAATCATCATATACCTTTTGGGCTTGTTTAAGGTTCTCTTTTGCAGTGGCAACAGCTTGTTTATAGTCATCCTCAGTCTTATACCCTGCTTTATTTTTGGTAATATCAGATAGTTCCTTTTCAGCTTGTTTTACCGCAGCAGCGTACTTCTTAGATAGGTCAGTATAACTATATGTTTGCTCGTGGAGTTTGTCTAATTGACTTTGTAGAATTTTACTTTGTGCTTGTAGTTCCTCTTCATTGAAAGCAAACCAATCACCTCCAAAATTCACCCCATGAGAAGCCCATTTGTTACCTGCTTTCTTTTGCTTTTGCAAGTCCGCAATGAGTTTTTGTCGGTGCTCTAACTCCTTCTTAATCTCACTCTCTGATAAGTTCTTTATATTAGAGCTCCAAGAAGCTAAAACATCTCCTTTTACATCATTCTTGGCGATTTTTTGTCTTTCTTTGATATACTCACTAACTTCGCCCATTTTATGAACCCAAGAGTTGCCAAACACACGAGTCATTTCCTTATCAAAAGCACTATTTTTCTTCAGTTCATTTACATTATACCCACTTTTACCTGCTTTTGCGTTGTTCAAAATCTTTTCAAAATCCTGATATTTCAAAAAGTCATTTGTACGTTGGAATTTCTTCTCTTCTGAATCGTGTTTCGCTATCTCCTGCTTTAACTTGAGTATATCGGCAAGTTTTAGTTTCTCAATATCATATTTAGCAAAGATATTCGGATACTCTTTTTGTAGAAGAATAAGTGCCTTTTGTCTGTCTGTATCGGCTAACGCCTGATTGGTAGCACTATCTATAAGCTCATCAATCTTTTGCTTATGCTGCTGCTCCCAGTCTAT